CATCATCGGAGCGCAGCGTCGCTTCGGTGGTGCTTGGCGCGAACGCACGCGGCAACGACCGAACGCCTACCAGCGCGAAGCCGTCAGAGAGGTTGTGCATGCGAATCTCCGGCGCATCCTGAATCCCGCCCTGCGCCCACCAGGCATCAATGCATCGAGCGGAAAAGATCACCAGGCATTCGTCGCCGGCGGCGATCGGAAACGTGAGAGTGACGCCGCCGCCGCCCTGCCAAAGCACCGGGCAATCGAGCAGCTTCGGCATCTGCAGGCTCGATGCATCGCCGGCCTGCGAGCGTGCGCGCCCGTTGATCGTCGGCTGGACGTCAACCGTCATCCGGGCTGCGTCGAAGCGCTCAACGATCGCCGGGAGCGCCGTCCATACCCGTGACTGCATTCCGCGGAATGCCAGCCGCAGCAACTCTTCCTCGTTGGGTTTGCGTTCGCGCCTATCCATCAGTCCCGCCGGATGCTCGCAGCTTCGGGTGCGATCGCCGCACGTGGCGCCGCGCTCGGCGGCACGGTCGCGTCGACGGCCAGGCACGTGAGATCGGTGTACCACTCGTTACCGCGGGTGTCGCCGATGTGGTCAGCCGTCATCACGTAGTAAAGCCCGTCCGCGTTGGTCTTGATTGAACTCGCCAATAGCGCATTGCTCGCCTGAGACTGCACGTCGAGCCCGTAGCGATAAGCATTGATCGTCGAATCGAGTTTCACCAGTTGGCCGATGCGCATCGCCGGGTTCAAAAGCACGCGCATCTGTATGCCGTTCTGCGTCTGCTCCGGCACGCCGATCAAACCCGTCTGCGGGGAGATCAGAGGCGTATCGCCCGGTACATATGACGTTTTCGGGATCAGCGTCAGTTTTCCGTCTTGGATGCTCCAGAGCACGTCTTGCACTTCTGCCCATTCGCGCAGCTCGTCCCGAGTGAGGCCGTAGTACACACGGCCGCGCACGCTGCCATTCGCCGATAACTCCGGCGTGTATCCCTGGCTGATGCCTTGCGTCGCCATCGCCTTGACGAACGCCTGCACGGCATCCGAGGGCTGCCCGCCAGCGGCGAGCGATAGAGCGATCGTCGAAAAGTTGTACGCCTGATCGCCGTCAGCCGCGACGATGTCGACATACGAGTCTTTCGCATCGACGCGGCCGGCGCGCGCCTGCTTGATCGTCCCGTCGAACAACATGCCGAAATTCCCTTCGTAACCGGCCTGAATGACGATACGCGTGAATTCCGTCGTGATGCGGTTGGTGGTCTCGTCGGCCAGGTTGTAGATGCGCACGTCGGCCGAGTTCGGCGCCTGGAAGTCACCGCGGCGAATGTTGAATGTCACGCGAAAGGCCGAGAAGTCGAGGCCACCGCCGTCGCTTCCGACGATCAAGCTGATCTTGCGGCCGTACTGGCGAACGCTCACGGCGTCACCCAGTACAGCAGTCCATCGCTGCCCAGGTTATCGAATGTCGGCACTGCATCAGGGTCCGACAGCGTCTGGACCCACAAGCGACCGCCGAAGTTGAGGTGCTTGTATTGCGCAAGCAGATCGGCGCCGGTCACCAGCGGAATTCCGGCAAGGATCGCAGCGCCGTTCGCATCAGCGATATCGATAAACCAGCCACCTTGCTCGACATTCCGATACCGCACGGTGATTCGATACTCGACCTGCCCGAGCGTGATGGAGAACTGCTGTGGCGCAGCCACCTCCAGCGGAATTCGGAAGTAAGAAGTCATCGGTCACCACTCATTCGGCGGCACTGCGCCACCGGGACCGGGTGACACCGGCGACGCCTGCTTGGCGCCGACGTTCTCAACTTCTGCCGTATCGGCGGGACTCGCCTGACTTTCTTTGGCCGGCAGGGTTGCCGAAGCTGTGCTCACTAGCAGCACCTCTCGGCATGTCGCCGTTACCAAGAGAACTTGCGACGTCTTCTGATCTCGATGGACCTGCAAGCCGGTGATCAGCATGTTGTCGTAATGACGCAGGCCCGTCGTGATCGAGATCGGTTCGCGCGCTTCCTGCAGTTTCAGCAGCTGCGAGTACAGGCCGGACACATAGTCCGCTTTCGACATCGTGCCGCCGCCGAAGAACCCCGTGACCATGCCGAGCAGCGCTTTCAGGCTCGCATTGCTCCATCCACAGCGCAGCACTACTTCGGAGGGCTTTTTGTAGCTGTGATCCGAAATGGCCGCGCCGCTTTGAATCGGGTGCTCGGTGACGTGCAAGGTGTCGGAATGGATTTCCTCGAGTGTCGTCTGTATTTCGATGTCGCCGATCATGCCCGAGATCGGCAGCGCGAAAACGTTTGCAAACGTTCGCGCCGAGACAACGACTTCTTCAAGATTTGCCGACATTACTGCACCGCGACCTGAAGGTTCCGGACGAGTTCGGCATTGACGCGGTTCTGCTCGCTTGCGACAGCACGACCGGCCGCAAGAGGATCTCCGCTGCCATCGACGCGAATCGTCGTCTCTTGTGCTATCTGCACGGCCGCCTGGCCGCGCCTAGTTGCTTCAGCTTCGGCCGCCGCCGGCCGTTCGTAGAAGCGCGAGACAACCTCGCCCGCCTGGCGCGCTGTGCGTGACGCCGCCAGCAGCGCGCCTGCTTTGCGCTCCGCGCCGCGTTTCAGTTCGTAGTTCACGAAATCCATCTGCTCGGCGAGCGACGATTCGCGAATGCCGTGACCGGCCCATTTCTCGAATGCTGCCTGTCGATCAGGGTGCCACTGTGCGATTCCGAACGCCTCTCCGTTGTCGCCAACGGCCTGCGGGTTCATGCCGCTTTCCGCCTGCAAGTTCGCAACGATGCCGGCCGCTTGTTCTTTGCTCCAGCCGTTGAGCCGGAAGTAGGTCAAGGGATCATTGACCGCCAGCGCGTCCCTTGCTGTTTTGCTGCCGAGCAAGCCCGCGACCGTTGCGACCGTCTTGCCGATCTTTTCTTGCACACCGTCCGACAGGTTCTCGTACAGCTTGCCACCGGCCCACCAGCCCGCGCCGCCGGCAGCGCCCACCAGGCCCACCTTTCCCAGCAAGGCGAGCAGACCGGTACCGGCGCCTGCTGCAGAGATCATTCCGCCGCCGAGCTTGATGAATGCACCGGCCAAGGCGAGCAAGCCGCCGATGATCTCAGCGCCACCAAATAGTTTCAGCACGACGAGGAACCCAAGGAGACGAGTGCTCCAACCATCAGTGGCCTTGTCCCACTCGATAAACTTCGTCACGAGCCAAGTGATCCAGGCGCCGACGCGCTCTGCGACATCCAACACATTGACGATTATTTCGGCGATCCGATCCGCGACGACCGGTCCATTCTTGGCAAGCCATTCGGCCAGCTGCTCGACGCTCATCCCCAGGCGCCGCGAAAGCGCGTTGTAAACTTGGAGCCCGAGCGCTTCAACGACGGTCCGCAGGTTGCGCATCTCCATCATGAAGCGGTGCGAATCCTCGGTCGCCTTCTTCCAGTCCATGCCCTCCATGCGCGTGCGCATGCGCTCAATCTCTTCTGCGAAGCCGCTGCTTCGCATCGCCCGCAACGTGTCCTCGGAGATGCCGAACATCCCTGCGTATTGGCTGGCGAGGTAGAACGGCATCTGCTGGAACTGCCGCGACAGGCCCAGCATCATATCGGTCGTGCCACGCAGTTGGCCGTTCACGTCCCGCGTCTTAACGCCAAGAGACTCGAGCAATCCCTCGCCGCCCGGATTGGTGCGCAGAAAGCGAGCAAGGCCCTGAACTGACAGCAATGCCTCGCCGGTCTGCGTGCCGAGGTTCTCACTCGCGCGATCAAATGCTTTGAGGTTCGATGCTGAATCGCCTGCCTTGATGGAAGCGAAATACAGCGCCTCCAGATTCGAGGCGACCCTAGCAACGCCCACGCTGACGATGATCGCGGTCGCTTCGACGGCTGCGGCCAGACTGAACACAGTCTTCGTCGCCTTCGAGATTCCGTCGTCGAACTTCTTCAATGCCGATTCGTCGGTCTTGAAGCCGAGCGCGACGAGGAACTCGCGAATAACGGTGCTTTCACTCACTGCGTCGGCTCCGCTGCCTTCCGGGCCAGCACTTCGTTATCGATCGCTAGTGCGAGCATGTCATTCATGAGAGCGATGTCGGCCATGTCGAGCGTCCCGTCCTTGAGCGATTCATAACGACACATGCCGGCCTTGACCGGGGACAGTAGCCATTCTTCCCCGCCGGGCAAGCCGTACCATTTCACGCTTGGGCTGGGGCGTCCGAGGTCTCCTGCTGGCTGGTAAGGAGACCGGAGATAAAAGGGCCGAGATTCTCCTGAATCACCCGGACGGCGATCGGAAGCGCTGAAGCGAGATCGATGTCATCGAACATCATCGCCTTCGCGGATGTGCTCCAGATCGGAGCCCAGTTGTCACCTTGCCGTCGGCGCACAACCGACAGGCACGTGCTAAGGACGTACTCGGTAGCCTCGTCCGGCAGTGCCGCGATTCCGTCTGCGAACGGCTGGAGCACTTCAGCGACCGCGGCCAGGTTCTCCGTCAGTCCGCCCTTCATTTTCGAAACCGTGAGAAACACGGGGATCAGCGCTGGAAGAAGCGGCGCGATCTTGCGCGAGACGTGGAAGCAAGGAATGCACCCGAGTTTTTCCGCTCGGTACTGCTTACCGCCCTGTTCGAATTCGATCATGCGTCACCCGATCAATAAGTGCCGAGGATGGAGTCGATCTTGATCGAGTCGAAAACCCACTCAACGAGATCGCCGTCCTTTTTGTAGTTCAAGTCCGGCTTTTTCTTGAAGGCCGCGCTCCGCGCTGTCGTCACATCGCCGGTCCGCGGATTGCACACGACGATCACATTCTTTCCCCAGAGCGTTGCAGTGAGGCTTTGTGCATCAAACATTGCCTGCAGCTTCGCGTTCTGCGGCGATGTCTTCAGCAAGCGCACCGTGATCGTTCCCGACTTGTCGGCGTGCAGGCTGTGCATGCCTTCACCGTCGGCGCCGATCATCATCGTATTCTTGTCGCCCGCCATTGCGATCGAGATGCCCTCGTCAGCAACCGCCGCGCCGTAGCCGAGGTCGATGACACCCGTGGGGCCGGCAAGCGTCGCCGCCACGTCTTGAAAACTATAGGTTCCACTCATGAGAAGGACTCCGGGTTATCGGTTGAGCCGGTTATCGATTGACGTTGACGATGATGTCGGCCGAATGCACAGCACCTGCCAGCTTGATGGCTGCCTGCAGGACCGGCGCCTTGCGCGCTTCGCGATCGGCCTGCGACTGACTCGCGATCGGGGGCGCGAACACGTAGTAGCCTTTGCTCAGTGTGTCGCCGCTATTCAGTGCACCGAAGCCAGGGGCATTCCAAACGCCTGGCGCGACCAAGCCGTTCGTCACTGCTTGCTCCAGGCGCTCGCTGACGCGGGCGACGATTTGATTGATGCCGCCGTCGGTCTGCGGGATCTTCGTCGGGCTGGTGTAGAGCAGGTTATAGACGGCCATCTGCAGATCGTTCTGCAGCCAGTCGGTACCGTGCACTTCGTCGATGAAGTAGCCGTTCGCCATCGCGCCGTGCTGCAGGATCGCCGTGTCATTGTTGTAGCGCACGAAGACATTGCACCGCTTCGCCAACAGCGCGGCCGCCTGCGTTTCGGTCAGCGTCTCCGGCGTGATGCCGGGCTGCTGCTTAAACTTCAGCGTGATGGTGGTGTTGCTGCCGTCGAAGTTGACGGTGAAGGCGCGGCCGAAGATCGAGGCCGATGCGTGAGCGTTGCTACTCGAATACTGCGTGAACGTTCGCTTCAGGTTGAGCGCCGCCAACACACTCGCGAGGTCCGCAGTGTTCTGCGAGTCGAGCGCGATGCTGTCTTGAACGGTGACGCCAAAGATGCGCGAGATGCTTGCCGCTTCGATGTACTGGGCGACAGCACTATAGTCGTCGCTGGAAGGCGTGACCGACGCGGCCAGCTGTAGACCGTACCAGGCGCTCGACATGCCGCCCAGAGTCTGGACTGCCGCGATCAGTGATTCGGCGCCGATACCGGCGACGGAATAGCCGCCTTGCGTCGAACGCAGTCCCAGCAGCAACGAAACATCTGTCCCGGAGCCCGGCGCGGTCCCGAAACTGACGCCGGAAGCGCTGCCCGTGGTAAGTGCGCGAACCACGAAGCGGCCGTTGTTCGCGTCCCAGGTCACGGTGGCCGCAGTGCTCAGTGCCGTCTGAATCACAGACGCGACCCCGTTGAGGTTCGTTTGCGCGGTGAAATCCAGCGCGGTCAGCTGGCGCACCACGCCGTCGACGGTGATATTCAAGGCGCCGTTAGCGATGCCAGCGAAGTTGCTTATTGCCCGCTGCGCGCTCGTGAGCACACCGCCGCGCAGCGTTCCCGGCGTCGCCGTCCTCGCCCAGCGTCCGACGTAGCAGTTCAGCGGCTGAGGCGACTGGGAGAAATACAGCAATGCAGCCTGATACTCCGGCGCAGCCGTGCCGAAATCTGCGGCCAGTGAATCGATCGAGGTGTAGAGCCGCATGCGCTCGCTAACGTCGACGACTGGCGAGTCGCCCAGGATCAGCAGGCTGCCGAAATTGCGCTCTTGCGCCGCCAGCGGCGACATCAAGACCTGAACGTTGACAACGCCGCTCACTGAGAGCCCGAGATTAGCCATTGTGAGACTCCGATTTATTGTGCCGGTGGCACGGTGATAAGTTCGTCGACGTTCGTGGCGTCGAATAGATGGACGTCCGCGGCGGCCACGTTTCGCACTGAGTAAATCCGGGAAACCTTCCGGCTGAAGCGCACCAGCATGTCGACGCGCCTGATCCATTGCTGATTCACGAATTCAGGAAAGGCGCGTGCCGTCCCGCACTCGACGAGCCCGATCTCCTTTGTACGGAGCGGCTCCATGTTCTGAGGCATTGCAAGCCCATCGCGAAGCCGGCCAGAAAATGTCTTCGAACGTGGCCCGTAGAAGCTCGTGAGCACTTCGATCTGCTCGTGCCGCGCATAGCTGTCAGTGCCCTGCGCGACGCTAATGTGTTGAATCGCAGGGCCTGCATCCGGTTCGCTGCTGGTGACAGCCAGCGCGCACCAGTCGACATGCGGTTCCGGCTGCTTCGGGTTGCCCGGCTGCCAGCGCGGCCGCACGAGTGCGCCTGGCAGGCCGGTGATAGCCGCGAATGCGGTCTGGAATAGCGCATCGAGTGCTGCGTCTTCATCAGGCGCAGGGGTGCCGGCCGGCGAGAGATGCCCACCGGTGGACGAGTCGACTTCAGCCATGGGATCAGCCCGACAGGGGTATCAGGTCGCACTTCGCCGAGCAGAAGCCGCGGCCAAAGTTGGAGCGATCGCCGACTTCGGCAACGGTGTACCGGCGGCCTTTCCACTGCACGACGTCGGCGGTAAACCCATCCTCGCCGTCGCGCAGTAGAAACTGTGTGTGAATCATAATGCTGCCGACGATCCGCTCGCCGGTTGGCGTGCGCTCGAGGCTTGTGTCCCGAATTACGACGCCCGCGAATTCGATCTCGCTCGGCATGTTCGAAGCGATCCCGTTGTCGCCGACTATCTGCTCCAGCCGCTCGCACACGAGGCCGCTGTCGATGAAGTCGGGATCGAGGAGAACGTCGGTTACGTCGATCAGTGCCATTACTTCTTCTCGCGGATCGCGTAAGTGATCGCGTTGCGGAGCTGACCCGTGTTTATGAGCGGCCGAATGCCTGTCGCGCCTTGTGCATCCGCCGCCGACATGCCGTTGGCGACGAGGTCGAGATACCTGATCTCGCTCGCGCGCATCGACTTCGTCTGGCGCTGG